CGGTGCCCGACACCTCGTTCGTGACGTTGTTGCGGTTGGTGTGCGTGTCCTTGTTCTCGGTGTAGGACGACGTCACCAGCATGACCTTGAAGGTGTCGCTGTCGAGGTCAACGTTGCCCTTGCAGAGTGCATTCCAGAAGTTGTTGTAGATGATGCTCGCCATAGGAGGAGCGGTCCATCTAAGGGACGCGCCGTCATCACGACGGTGCAGTTCCCAGCCACCCGCTCAGTGGGCGGGAATTCTGTGCGCGCACGGGGACAGGTCCGTGCTGGCGTCGCTGCTCGACAGGGCGGCGCGCGCGGCCGGGGCGCCGATGCGCAGCGTCGTGGACCGCCGCGCGGCGACCGACATCGCGGAACTCTACTGGGCCGTGCGCGGCCAGCCCGTGCCGGTGCGTGCGTTCAGAACTGGTCGAGGGCGAGGTCGTCCGCCGGGACAACCTCCGCGCCGATAGCCTTGCCGGTGGCGGGGTCGCGCACGATGCGGCGCGGCGCGGCGGCGGCGAGCGCGGCCTGCTGCATGGCTTCGGCGGCGCGCATGGTCGCCACCGTCACCCGCTCCAGCGCCTGCGCGGTCGCCGACTGGGCCGCCGCCAGCATAGCCAGCGCATCGGCCAACCCCTCCAGGCCGGGCAGCATCGCACCGCCCTGCTGCGGCGCCTGCGCCGGCCCCTGCGGCTGCTGCGGCGGCGGGCCACCCGGCTGCTCAAGCGTGTCGCCCATCAGAACACCCCCGCAGGCTCGGCCGCCTCCGGCGTGCCATCGGCGCCGCGACGGAAGCGGCGGGGCGCCATCATCGCCATGCTGGCGCGCTCGATCCGCTCCACGCCCTGCTCCATCATCTCGGCGACCGCCTGCGCCTGCTCGGCCTGCGCCTGCGCCATCTGCGTCATCTGCTGCACCACCTGCGCGAGCGCCGCGCTGGCCTGCCGCACCGCCGCGAGGTCGGTGTTCTTCGCCGCCACCTCCTCGCGCCGCAGCGCCATCTCGTCGCGGTGCTTCTCGCGCTCGAATTCAAGCCGCTCGCGCTCGACGTCCGCCTCCGCGCGCTGCTGCGCCTGCTGCTGGCCGGGCGGCGGCATCTGCTGCGCGATCTGCGCGGCCTGGAGCGGCAGGAGGTCCAACATCTCCTCGACGTTGCGCCCGAGCCGGAACACCCGCGAGAAGCTAGCAAGCATCTCGGCCACCAGCGGCAGCGGCATGACGCCGCCCTGCACCGCCGGGCCGACCGCCTGGATGAACTGCCCAAGCCCCTCGACGAAGGTGGCGATGTTCTGCTGCTGGCGCTGGAGGTCGGCGCGGATCGTGCTGTCCGTCTCGATGTCAATGCGGTAGCAGCGCATGACGTCGCTGCGCAGCACCTGCACCTCCGCCTCGCCCACCGGGAAGCCGACCATCGTGGACAGCATCTCGGGCGGGAAGTGCTCGGCGATGATCTCCGCCTTGAGCCGGATCAGGTCGCGGGCGAAGCGCCCCACCTCCGCCTGCAAGTCCTGCACCCGCAGGCTGCCCCACTGCGTCTTGATCTGCTGCGCGGTGGCGGTTTCGGTCGCCTTCGTCGAGCCGCGCAGGATGTCGCTGATGCCCGTCACCTCGTAGATGGTCTGCTTGACCTGCTCGCGGGCGACGTAAAGCTGGTTGAGCACCGCCACGCAGTGCTCGATGGGCATGAAGAAGAACGCCTTCGACAGATCGCCGCCCGTCTCGGCTGTCATGCCGAAGGGGTTCTCCACCGGGGTGATCTCGCCGTCGTCCAGCTTTTCAAGCTCGGACATCAGCTTGCCGGCGGCGGTGTCGAGATAGACGCCGCGCCACTTGAGCGCCCGCACCAGGGCGCGTATGCGCCGGCTGATCTCGTCAAGCTCCTCCGCCAGCGGCCGGTAGAGGCGGTAGGGCTCGACCGGCACGAGGCTTCCCGCCGTCCGCACGGCATAGACCGGCTTCGGGACCGGGAAGAAGCCTTGCAGCTTCAGCGGGTCGGGCAGGACCGCAAGCGGCTCGTCGGGCCACGCGGGGGCCACGAACAGGACGCGCTTGTTGTCCTTGTCCCAAATCTCCCACACCACGCCGCGCTTGAGGATGTCGGCGCCCTTGTCCGACGCATCGGCCTGCGCGCGGTGCTGCGCGCCCGGCACCCAGGCGTCGAGCGGGATGCGCGGCCCGATCTGCGGGTTCAGGCGCGTGATCTCCTCCCGCGTCATCATGTGGCGGAAGGCGATCCAGGGCACCTCGCCCCAGTGCCGCGCCGGGCCGCGCCGGAAGTCCTGCCAGGGGACGATCTCGCACCGCACCTCGTGGTGGACCGGCGGCGGCGGCGGCTGGCCCTCGGGCGCCTCCGGCGGCTTGTCGGTGAAGCCGCCCGCGCCGTCGTCGTAGAGGGGCACGTAGCGCACGCGCGCCACGCCGCGACCGGGCAGCAGCACGTCCTTCACCACCGCCTGCATGACGTCGTCGAAGGGATAGACGTCGAGGCTGTAGGAGATGGCGCGCTCCAGCGCGCGGGCCGCGCGGCGGATCGGGTCGGCGGGCGCGCCGCCCTGCGGGCCGGCCTGCATGCCCATCGTCGGCGCGCTCTCGTCGTTCCAGCGCGGCCGGATGTCGGGCACCGGGGGCGCGTTGTAGAGCGCGGGGGCTAGCGTCTCGGTGTTGCTGAACAGGATGTTGAAGCGGTTCGTGAGGTCGGCCTTCGGCCCCGCGTCGCCAGCGCGCTTCTTCTCCTGCCGGTAGAGGTTCACCACCTTCTCGGCCTGATCGCGCCAGTCCTTCTCCTCCGCGCTGGCGAGTTGGATCGCCTCCAGCCACACGCGCGCGAGGCCGCGCTCTGGCTTCTGCTCCTCCTCGCGGACGTCCTCGACGCTGCCGGCGGCGGCGACGCTGGTGCCCTGCTCGGTCGCCATGGGCTACCCCACGCGCACCGGGCAGGCGTTGACGGTGCCGCTCGCGCCGGTCGGCCCGATGGCGAAGAAGTGCGTCGGCGGCCGGCCGGTGCGGATCACAAGCTGCCCGTTCGGCGGGATCGTCGGCCCCTCGCCGAACGCCACGCCGGGCGCGGTGCCGTAGCCGAGCGCCACCGTCGCGGCGGAGGTGGAGTAGTTGGCGAAATACACCGCGTTGGTGATGTCGTTCTCGTTGAGGGTGGTCGCGGCCCCGCTGTCGGACAGCGCCACGCCGGAGCAGAGGCCGTCGCGGCCGTGCGCAAGCGGGATCATGGCAGCCTCACGGGCGTAAACACGACGGTGTGGGGGCCGGCGCTGGCGGCGATGGCGGCCACGTGCGTCAAGCGGTTGTTCGTCTCGACCAGCAGCGCCGTGCCCGGCGGCAGGGTGGGGCCGCTGGTGCCGAGCGAAGCGGTGGGCGCGGTGCCGTAGCCGAGAGCGATGGTGGCGCGCACGCTGCCCGTGTTCACCACGTAGAGGCCGTTGGCCGTCTCGGGCATGGTGATCGCTGCGTTCACGCTGCTGTTCGTCGCCTCGACGGCGACCGTGCCGGGCAGCGGTGAGATGACGAACATGCTCAGTAGCTCTCCTGCCGCGCCTTGCGCTCGGCGCGCTCGATAAGCTCGCGGATCGTGGCGCCCACGCGGAACGGGGTGCCCTCGCCGGGGACGCCATACTCGAAGCGCGGCGCGTCCTGCTCCGGCGCCGGCCGCACCCAGGGCCGGCTCATGCAGGCGTAGCGCCATTCGTCGGCGCAGTTGGACACCAGCAGTCCGCCTTCGATGGCGAAGCAGCCGGTGGCCGGGACGGTCAGGCAGTAAACGTCAGCCCGGCCCGCCTCTTCGACGGCGACGCAGCGCACGCGCCTTGCAGGCGCCGGAACAGAACCGTCCCTGCTTAACCCTGGCGGCGCTGACCAGATAGCCGCCGCCGCATTCCTGGCACGTCGCAGGAACCCGCTGATCCACGACGGGGCGGATGTGCCGCTCGTAGTGTTCGCTATGCCAGCGGCGCCCGTCCTCGCTGCCATGCCACGCGGCGGCGGCGGCGACGGCCTTGGCGATGCTGCGCCTGCCACGTTCCCCGCTCTCGGCCCCGTGGCGGTCGCCCAGGTGTTCGGGAGCCGGGATGCACTCAAGGTTCTCGGGTGAGTTGTCGGCGCGGCCCCCAGGCCCGTGATGGACGTGATGGCCTGGTGGAACAGCCCCGTGATGGTATTCCCAAACAGCGATATGGAGGCGCTTGCCCTTCCGCTGGAAATACCGCCCGCAGAGGTAATAACGCTCGCCGTTGAACTCTTGAATGGTGGCGCTGACGACAACGGGGCGCATCTGACACTCCTGCCGACCAGATCAGCAGCGTAGCGCCATTCGCCAGTATCTTCAAGGAACCGATGGTCTGGCGTGCAGCAGATGACTGTGCCGTCCTCGAAGGTGAGGCGCACCGTCTCGGCGTTGCGCCGGGTCAGGCGCGCGGAGCGGTAGTGTCGAAAGCCGTCCGCCGACAGCACCAGCCCGACAGGCGGAAGGCTCTCGATCGGCACCGGGCCGTCCGGCGTCAGCACCCGCGTTCCCGCCGCGAAGCAGTGGTCCTCGCCCTCCGTGTCCACGTCCTCCGGCCTGTCGGGGTCGTGCTGGAGCACGGGAATGGTGCGGATGCTGTCTTTGCAGGTGGAGAAGCACACCACCATCGGTCTGCCGTCCGCGTCGCCCACCAGCCGGCCGCGCATCTGGTCCCAGCCGCCCATCGCGCCGCGCTGCGGCACCCGCGCGTTGTCGGCCGGGCGGAAGCGGATGCGCCGGCCGCTGCCGGTGTAGATGCGCTCGGCGATGGAGGGGCCGCCGTCCACCGCGAAGGCGGCCGGGTCGAGCACGCCGTAGGTGACGGGCGGGTGCTCCGGCTCCATACCCGCGAGGCGCCGGCCAACCTCCTCCGCGTCCAGCTTGAGGCCGGTGTCGGCGATGGGCGTGCCGTCCTCCTTGCGGCGGCAGCCATACCACTCGCGGTAGCGGACCATGCAGCCGCGCGGCAGCCAGAGCCGCTGGCCCTCCTCGTTCTCGACCGGCGTGTCCTCGCTCGCCACCGCCCACCAGCCGAAGGAGAAGGGCTTGGCGCTGCCCCAGTCGCCGGAGCGGAAGCGCAGCCAGTGCTCCGGTATCTCGAAGGGCCGGATGACGTGCCGGCGCTTGTCCCAGCAGTCGAAGAAGGCGCCCTCGACGATGTCCCAGTCGCCCCAGCGCATCGCCTGGACCAGCGCCTTGCTGCCCAAGCCCTCCAGGCGCTTCTCGTAGTCCGGGTCGTAGATCGCCATGCTGGGGTTGTCCTCCAGCCGGGCGGGGATGAACTGGCGCAGCAGGCCGCCTTCCTCGCGGGGCATGCGGCGGATCGTCCAGGGGCCGGCGTCCACCCAGGTTGACTTCACCCACAGGTGCCCGACGCCGCCGGGGTTGGCGCTGCACAGGACGCGCGGGAACAGGCCGGCGTAGGGTTCGGGGAGGCCGATGCCGACCATGCGGACGCGATGCCGCAGGTAGCGATACATCGCCTCGGTGAAGTGCGTTAGCTCGTCAATCAGCAGGACGTGGATTTCGGCGCCCTGGTAGCGGTAGATCGTGGCCTCGTCCTTGCAGTGGCAGAGCCAGATTTTCGCGCCGTTCCAGAAGCGGATTTCGTCCTCCAGCACCCGGCAGAGGCCGGCGTTGGCCCAGGGGGCGAGGAGCGCCCGGAAGCCCTGCGGCCCCTCCAGGTGGTTCTTGAGCAAGTCCTCGCGCACGCGGCGGAACAGATAGACCTGGAGGCCGGGGATCGCGGCGCACCAGACGATGGCCGCGACGCGCATCAGGTGGCTTTTGCCGCCGCCCGCCGCGCCGCCGTAGAGGATTTCCGTCGCTTCCGACCGGAAGGCGCGCCCCTGCGCGTCGTGCAGGTGGAGGTCCAGAGGGACGGCGGTCACCGCTGGTCGCGGCGCGGCCAGTGCCACTCGGTGGGCGTGAACTCGCCCGCGCAGTGCGGGCACGTCACCACCTTGCGCACCTCCCTCGCGGGCAGGCCGCAGGCGCGGGCGACGGAGTTGACGGCGGCTTTGCCGAGGCCGGCGGCCTTCCACGCCTCCGGGCCTGCGGCGCGGACCTCGTCGAGCGTCGCGAACCCGGATACGGCCAGAACCCACGCGGACCAGGGCGACAGCCCGGCGGCGCGGAGCGCCTTGATACGCGGGCCTATGATGCTCTCGACCGCGCTCTCGGCCTCCCGCAGAGCGGCCCAGGCCGGGTGGTCGTCCTCAAAGGGTCGGCCCGCCGCATGCCATGCGGCGTAGGCGGCATCTACCTTGGCCCGCGCCTGCGCGTCGGCGTCGCGGCGCTCGCGGACGACGGCGGGGAAGTCAACCACGGCGGCGGCCCTCCTCGCCCCGGTAGGTCAGCGCGTCGCGGGCCATCAGGTCAGCAGCCACAGCGCGACCGCGCCGAAGGCGGCGCCGATGAAGAAGATCGCGGCGACGTAGCAGCCGAGCACGAGGCCGAGGTATCGGCCGAAGTCGTCCATGCTCAGTCTCCACCCTCCTGGGCCTTGCCCCCGATGGTCAGGTTGACGATGGCGGGCGCCGCAACCTGCACCGGGCCGCCGTCCGGCCCCTGGTGGGTCATGGTGGTTACGTTCTCGCGGCGCTCGCGATACTTCTCGGGCTTCGCGCCTTTGAGCAGGAAGATCAGCAGGGTGTCGGAATACTTCCGCACCACCTGTCGGACGTTGCCGTCCTTGTCGAGAACGACGTCCTCCACGCCCTCGAAGGCGCGGCGCCGGGCTTCGTCCTCCAACCCCTCGGCGCCAAGCTCCAGGGCGGCGTCCCAGGCGTTGGCGAAGTCGAGGTCGTCCTTGCGCCAAGCGTAGGCCGTCATGCGGCTGATGCCGGCGGCCTCGCAGGCTCGGGTGACGTTCCCGCACTCGGAAAGGGCGGCGATGAAGGCTTCGCGCGTCTCCGGCGTGCGCTTGGGTTCTGGCACGTTTTTTGCCGTCAGGTTGTAAGGGGCGGCACCGCCGCAGGGGCTTTCGAGGCACCCTGCGGCGGCTCCGTAAGAGCGAGTAGCGAGGCACCACCCCAGGCAGCCGGTTGGGGTTGTTGCCTATGCCGGCGTTCCGCGTCGGCCTCACGGTAGCCTAGCGGCGGTGCAGGGGCCGGCGCCCTGCCTCGTGCGGGCGATGCGCCCGAATGGGTGCGGGGTGATGGCGACGCCGCCGCCACCTGCGCCGCCCCGCTCGGCGGCTCCCCTCCGGGCATACGGGGCCTGGTTCGCGGGTTGCACGAAACCCGGCCGGGGAGCGGAACTACTTGCGCTTGGCCGGCGGCTTCGGGATGCGGGCGCCGCTCTCGCGAGCCTTGTCGAGCGCGATGGCAACCGCCTGCTTCTGTGGCTTGCCGTGCGCCATCTCGGTCTTGATGTTCTGCGAGATGACGCGCTGCGAGGTTCCGCGCTTGAGGGGCATGGAGCCAGTCCCGTGCCGCCGCGCCCCCCGCACACCGCCCCAACGGAACGCCGATGTGGTGGACGGGGGGGCGCGTATGGAGCCGATGGAGAGATGGTCGGTAGTCAGCCACGCCTCTGGCGAGGCTAGGGATTTTCTACACGAAACGTGGCGAGAAAATCAACACCCCCGATGGGCAGGGGCAGGTGGGGCGTCTTGTTGGCGCGG